TTCATCTACCAATCACCATAAATCGTTTCATACCATTATTTAGTTCTTTTGTTCCAGAATACATTATATCAACAAGTTCAGCCTGTTCTGCCAGTTCATCTGGACCACTAACACAATTTATATGATCATCCCACTGTTCATCATCTGTTGATTGCAAGACATAGAGATAATTTTTATTTTCATTTAATTTACGAAACCTAGACATAGGATACATATGTTCACAAGATGTATTAATTACTAAATCAAAATTTGCTGTTGAAACTGGTTTATACATAACATCATGCAATTTACATTCATAGAAACACTTTTGTTCAGAAATATTATGCATCTTATATCTTTTATTAAACTTATAACTAAATTTTATAACATCAGGATCAATTTCCAAGTTAAGTATGTATTTTACACCAAGTTCATCAACCAACAAAGGATTAATAAAATTTGCATACCAACCTGCTATAAGAAGAACCCTATCAATATTGATACCTAGATTTACAATCTCTGAAACTAACCAAAGTTTACTTTGTAATTGGGAGTATGTTGATGCATCTCTAATTCTTTTCATACATTGTTTATAATCTTCTTTATCTGCCAATGAAAGAGCAGACTTCCAATCTTCAGCTGTATCAACCGTAAATTTTATATGATCTACCACAGTTCTTTTATCTCATCAGTATTAACGCCCTCAGTTTGAGAACTATTATTAAACAAACAAATTTTGTGGTCTTCTCTTATTTTCTTTTTCTCCATGTCATGTGGAAAAATATTTCCCTTGTACCATGAATATATATCTCCCTGTGGAAATCCCCGCAAAAATCCTCCATCTTCTTTCCAAGGGTCATACCAGTGGTGTGCAAGATAATTATCTAAGCTTGGTGATGTAAAGAAAACCACTTCGGGATGTTTCACAACATGATCCCATACAGGCATCATCTGACCCTTCTTCCATACTATGACTGATGAATTAAGAGGTGTTGACTTATGCTTTGCATAGTTTTGCTTAACAGTATGAATATCATTCCACCAGCCACGAACAATCCATGGCTTGTCGTTAGGTAAATCAAAGAAATACTTTAAGTCTTGATGAATGATAACGTCAAGGTCAAGGAAAAGAAACTTGGAGTTATCAGAGAAATATCTATTGTCGCCGGGGATTTGGTGTTTAAACATATAACACTTACGATACGCCCAGAAGAAACCACGGTCTTCATCATAGAACTCGTCCAGTGTAGTTGGAATTGGAATGTGCCAGTCTTTTGTTGGTTTGTCAGTAAAACACCAGAACTTAAATGGAACAGAACAGTTTGCCTCGCATTGTTCTTTTAACTTCTCAACATAGGAGTCATCATACTTATCTCCCCACTTTATACATAATATATTATTCATCTTCATCCTGTTCATATATAAAATTGTTATTTTTATGTTCGTATTTTTTAAAACGAGATAAGAAAAATCTTACCCTGTAAATAAATTTCTTAATGCTCATTATATATCTCTTTGTATTGTTCATATAAAAAATCTGCAATAAATTTATGACCCGCAGCATTAGGGTGAGTATCGGTTCTAGAAATCCTAAATTTTGACCGTGATGGGTCTTTTTTATCAAGAATATCATCAATACAATATCCACCAATTTCACTCATTAATGGCCAACCTATAAATTTGTCTGATATGTTATTTTCAATGTAATCAAGATAAGGACTTGTCAATATTTCATTTGCTGCTTCCCGGCGACCTTTTTGATTTCTAGGCCAACTGTCGTCAGTTGACAGATAACTGCTGTTCCAAAAAACAGTTTGTGTGCCTTGAAGAAACATGTAAGGAATATCACTTAAATTTTTTTCAGCATGTATGAATGTTCTCATAGTGTTGCGGGTTGCATGAAATTCGTTTTGTTTTTCTAAAATATATTTTCTCCCGTCTTTTAGCCAATCTTCTACATGGTCGTGATCAGTTATATTAGTCCATCTATTAAAATCTGTATGACATTGAAATCCCACTCTTCGCCACTCACTCCACATCAAAACTACAAGACCAATATTCTTTTCCTTTAATGTAGCATCAACAGTTTTTGCCAAAATATAATCATTACCCGCACCAGATTTGCCTAGGTTGACACATTCCATATCAAGCATATCTGCAAGGTGTTGCGGCCATCTTGGAAAATCAAAGTTTAAGTTAGGACTTTGATTTGAAGTTAAATAGTGCGATGTAAAACTACACCCAATAGCAATTAGTTTTTTTCTAGAAGATTTTAACATTATATAATTTTGAAAACTCCATTGCATCGTCCCAAGTATCCACTATCGGCATACCCTTTATATTTAGGGATGTGTTCAGAAGCATTGGACAACCTGTTTCATCATACCACGCTTCTAGTATTTGACGAATTACAGAACCGCAATTTTTCTTGACCACCTGTACTCTTGCCGTACCGTCAACGTGTGTAACAGAACTGTAATCGTGTTTAACCTTTGCGACAAACTGCATGTACTCGTTCATTGGCCCTTCAAAGTATTCGTCTGCATACTCTTCCAGAATGGCTGGTGCAAAGGGACGAAACTTCTGTCGTTTTTTAATATCGTTCACAGTGTCCTTGATGTCATATCGTGGATCACCAAGAAGTGATCGATTGCCTAAAGCTCTTGGTCCAAACTCTGCTCGACCATTTGCAATACCACACACCTTATTTTCTAACAGTTCTCCCACCACTTCTTTTGAGTTAATATCCCGACTAATAAAAGTTCCAAGATAGGGATGATTCCACTTCAACTTCTTTTTAAGAACCAACGCAGCTGCGCCCAGCGCACTACCAGCATCGCCGGGTGAAGGCATTATCCATATATTCTTACCTTTAATCTTTGAATTCGCAACACAGTTCAGCGCACACCCACCCATGATAACTAAGTTTTCATGGGGACATAACTCTACCAGTTTAAGTAGTTCCCTCTCGTAGAGGTCTTGTATGGACGCTGCAAGGTCTTCTGGACGTGCTTTAGGGAATATATTTCCAACACCCCTATGGTTGTTTTCCCACAGATGGTCTTGCAAATCATATATGGGTTCACCAAATGCAGCCATACCCATAGTGATATATTCGTCCTCGTTAGGTTTCAGTCCTATACGTTGTGTGATTGCTGAGTAGAGAAGACCAAGGGAGTGTGGGTATTTCCATGTCATAATTTTCTTCATACTATCATTTTTGCATTTCCATATAGACATAGTGTCCCACTCACCGATTGCGTCGATGACTAGAACATTGCACTCATCAAATGGGGATGTATAGTAACCAGCTGCTGCATGACACTCATGGTGTCCAAAATACACATCGTATTTTCTACGAGGCTTCTGCCATTTTTGTCCAGCATAGATTCGGCGTAAGTTCTTACGAAAAGGTTTCTCGTAATACGCAACTATGTCGGGTTTATTGATTTTAGATGTAGGCAATTGTGTGGGATGTATCCACTTATCACCCTTCTTTCGACTATGACGTTCACTGTGTGAAGCAAAATGAATTTGGTCATTCCTCAGTAAGCAAATGCCAGCGTCATGAAACCCCTCCGAAACTCCAAGTATATTCATAATATATCTCTATATTATTTAAACGGGATGTAAACCCCCTCTACTTCAAATTTTTCACTGTCGGACAATTTGAGCTCAGCACCATTTGAAAATACCATGTATCCTAACAACACATCTGTAGGGTTATCTGATTTGCGAATAAATGTTTTTGCGTTTTTGAACTTATCTTCTTTTTCTGAGTTCTTCACAACGTCTTGTTCAAAAATCTTGAGTTTAAGTTTAAACAACTTTTCTTTTTGATCAGCATCCGTATTATCAAATTCTGAGAGAAAATTAATAATATTATCTTCAAATTTATTCTTTGGATTTCCATCTGCATCACCAAAGACCACATCTTCCCTCTGGGCCCAAGAACGAAATGCCTCACGAAACTCCTCACGGAAATTTTCGTTTCTTACATCACTACGTCTATTAATTTCTTCATAAGGAAATTCTGCAACAAAATCTCTCCACTGCTCATCTTCCTCATCAACCTTAATATAATGTTCGCGTGTAGTTCCATCATCGTCTGTCCACAAAACTGCGATAGTGTCCGATTCTGGATTGCTGTAATAAAAATCTGTAACTTTGTCTGACCACAAATATGCCATTTATTTTCTCCTGTATAATCTATTTATAAGACTATTAAACGTGAACAATCTTGAATGTGTATGTGTTAATAGTTGCAGCTGATCCGTTAGGAAATTCCTGTGAACGATAATCATCACCAACCTGTAGTTGTTGATAATTACCAGACCCGTTCAGTCGAGTGTCAACCATAGCAGTACCTCTGGCATTACCAGAACCGTTAATATTATAACTTAATTTATGTCCACCAGAATCCTCTGCTGCAAAATGACGAATATCATTTTTTAAAATTGCATTGAAAGCAGTTGTATCAGAAGTCAAGTCAACCTGATTTAGATTACCGCTGGAGTCAATTAATAGTGGGGCAACTGTCGGAAAAGTTCTACCAAAATTAGCTCTTTGTAAATAATAAGATGTGATAGTCGTAGGTTGATCAAGTGTCTCTGGAATACCAGCAGCGCTGTACGCACTCGTATCTGCGCGGGTATCTAAAAATACTGTCGTACCAGCACCAGAAGCTTCTGCATAATTAGTGACAGATGCAGCTGTTGATATTGTATAAGTACCATTTGTTGCTGCACTCTCACTAGCAGTTATCATCGCATCTAAAGTTGCATATATGAAAGTATCCACATAATCTGTTGCTGACATTGCCTTTATATTATTACCATCTTTGTATGCCGGAAAAGCAATATTGTTTGTATCCGCCTGTGCAGTCAATGAAGTGTCATATGTCGGACCTGTTATTTTATCATAGTTGACAGTCACAGTAGCAGGTTCAGCAGTTGTACCTTCTGCAACAAATGCAGAACCCCCACTGCCTGTTACTGATGCAGCACCAGCCTTCAATCTGGTATCTGCCATAGTTGGAGAAAGTGTTCCACTACCACTAACAACAGAACATGTTACAGTTGGATCAGTTGCATACAAATATGCTATGTATGTTTTCCACTGAGTAATATGATCTGCGGTCATATCAACAATACTTGTCCCATTATAGTATACTGGTGTTCTAACTGTCATTATTCATATCCCTATTGTATTTATATTGCTTGCTTAATTGATATGACATTAACCTTTTCCTCTGTCATCATAATAACCATTAGTATTAATATACACTGCTGCTGAAGCATCCTGTCTGTATGCTACCTGACTAGAAGTATCAGTTCTAACAATGTGCGTACCAGCAGCCCATGTACCATTGTTATTGGAACTGTTTTCACCACCGTTGTTTAGATTATTACTTGAAGCTGCAACATCAGTCACGCCTGGATTTGTGATGGTAAATCTGACAGCAGCATTACTACTCGCAATAACAGCAAGGATACCGAGTATAGCTCGTGTTTCAACACCAAGTGGTGTTGAAACAGTTTGTGTAAGTCTACTAGTTCCAGGCGACCCATTACTCAGATTATTAATTTGAGAATTAAAGATGAACTCGTCACCAAATTGTTGGAAGTTTAAAATATTTCCCGAACCATCGGTGAGAACTGCTCCAATACGTCTAAATGCAGAAGCACTATTATTTGCAACTAGATTTGCAGCAGTTACACTCGTATCAAAACCAATATCAACACTGTCACTAACGATAATGGCATGAACGTGATACCATGTGTTATTTCCCAAAGAGACACCTGATGCCAAACCACCATTACCTGATCCTGATGACCAAGTTGCATCAATCCTTTTAGTCATCGCAGAGTCCAACGTAATATTAGTAGAATTTGCATTATCTCTTACTTCGCCTTCTGCAACAGTAATATCATGATCGGTATCAGTTGCGTTTGATAATCCCATACCCGATAGATGACCTCTAGGTAAAGACGACGCCGAAGCGGCTGTTGGACCCAACACGTTCTCTTGGGCATCATTAAATGCGCCCGTCAGGGACAACAATGCTGTACCAGCAGAGTTCTGGATTTCTACATCTGTCCCACCAGTAGTGGCGTTGCCAACGCGAACTTGTATTACTGTGCCACTGGCGTTCTTAATAAGCAACTGTTTTGGTGTTGCAGCTGCATCTATATATGTTTTAAGTCTTGCCGCAGTAGTTTTTCTATTTGTACCACCCGCCCCGTCATCAACAATGAACAAGTCTGCATCAGCGATAGCAGCACCAATATCAGTTGCACCATCAATATCAAGGTCAGCAACAGCGATAGACCCATCAGGGAATACTGGTGCTTGACTAAAGGTTACTACACCGTTAGCTGCAATTGCGATTGCATCTGTGTCACCAACAGAACCGATATTACCAGTATTAGGAATGACAATGTTACCACCTGTGGTCATAGTGCCACCGCCAGTGTAAGTTCCACTCACATCTAGATTTGCATTTACATCTACAAGTGTAGCATTAAGTTCAATTTCGTCTGTTGCATTAATGTCCAGAACTGTTCCGCTTGGTGCATTAATATTCTGAGAGGCATCATTGAATTGTAACTGCATGGTGCCGTTAAGCAATAGTCCAGTGTCAGCAACATGCGTAAGGGTTACATCTTTATCTGCACCAAAATGAATAACAGAAGCATCACTAAGGAGTATTAGGTCATCACCGATAACAGCATCTAAAGCTACCGATAGACCACCATCAGTTTGTAGTGAACCATCTGTTGTACTTGTTGCAGCAGTTGTATCATCAGTCTTGATAATACCACTCGCAGTTATGGCAGCAGTCGTTGTTGCTCCTGCTACATCTACGGCACCTGAGAAGTCACCTGTGGCAGCATCAATCTCACCAGAGATGGTTAAATTTCGTCTTCCCGTGTAATCTTTGTTGGA